GACGTTTGTTATGGATAACCGGAGCAATATTTTTCCACAACCGGCAGATGTGGAACGCGTGGCGGATTATATCGCCGGTCATACTGACCCGATAACCGGCCTGATTGTCGGACAGCCTGATGGTGTAAATGTCACGGTATTTGCACCAAAGGCAAAGCCGGTAAATCCACGGATTTATATATCGCCGAAGACAGCCGAACTGAAACAGGCTATTACTCACGCCATTAATACCATGTTTTTTAATGAGGTGACGCCGGGCGGTGCACTTGCCCCCTCCCGTATTATCCGTGCGGTGGCAGGTGTTACCGGTCTGGATGATTTTGAAGTGCGTTTCCCGACAGAGATCCAGCGTTCGGAGAATACGGAACTGTTAACACCGGGGACAATTGAATGGCTGTAACACCCTGGCAGACGGCCTTTCTGCAATTACTGCCGTCAGGGCTTGCCTGGAATAAAAGCCCCGACAGCAAATTATCTGCGCTGGCGCAGGCCATCAGCGACGTGATTACCACTGCGGCGGATGATGCGCGGCAAATGCTGCGGGAGCGTTTCCCGTCCACATCCCGCTGGTATCTGGGTGAGTGGGAATCATTTCTGGGGTTGCCGGACTGTACCAGCGAAAACGGCACCCTGTCCGAACGCCGGCGGGCTGCCGCGAATAAAATGCGTATGACCGGCAATCTGAGTCGGCGCTTTTATGAATGGCTGGCTGCGCAGTACGGTTTTACCGTCAGGCTGACGGATTCCACAGAAGGCCAGTGGGTTACGCAGGTCAATATTTACGGTATTAAAAATTATCGCAACGCAACGGTGCTGGATAATGTTCTGACGCCGTTACGTGTTTATGAATCGGGTGCGCTGGAATGTTTACTGGAGAAATATAAACCCGCGCATCAGATTTATAAATTTGTTTACCATGACGGAGATAACTAATGTTTTATATTGATAACGACAGCGGCGTAACCGTCATGCCGCCCGTATCCGCCCAGCGTAGTGCTATCGTTCGCTGGTTTTCAGAAGGTGACGGGAATAATGCTATCACATGGCCCGGCATGGACTGGTTTAATATTGTGCAGGCGGAGTTATTAAACACGCTGAAAGAAGCCGGTATTCAACCGGATAAAACAAAATTAAACCAGCTTGCACTGTCCATTAAAGCCATTATGAGCAATAACGCGCTGCTGATAAAAAATAACCTCAGCGAAATTAAAATTGCCGGGGCATCAGCACAGCGTACAGCACGTGAAAATCTGGATATCTGGGATGCCAGCCTGAACAAAAAAGGCCTCGTTCAGCTAACCAGTGCCACTGACAGCCCCAGTGAAACGCTGGCAGCCACCGCAAAATCGGTGATTTGTTGATACCCTTACATAGCCAATCAGCACTCTGGATCTCCCGTTTAAAAGCGCAAATCATGCCATGCAGGCCGGAAACAGCCATTATCTAAAACCTCGGTTTACAGGAAACGGTAAATCAGGCTTCTGGCGCATTGCAGAAAAACCAGAACGGTGCAGATATTCCGGGAAAAGATACCTTCACCCAAAATATTGGTGCCTGCCGCGCATATAGCGCATGGGTGGATATTGGTGGCGATAGCCAGGTCTGGACAACTGCGCAATTTATTTCGTGGCTGGAGAGTCAGGGGGCATTTAACCATCCTTACTGGATGTGCAAAGGCTCATGGGCTTATGCAAATAATAAGGTCATTACAGATACAGGTTGCGGAAATATTTGTCTTGCAGGTGCTGTTGTGGAAGTTATTGGCACTTGTGGCGCAATGACCATACGCATTACCACACCGAGTACATCCAGCGGTGAAGGCATCCCTAATGCTCAATTTACTTATATAAACCACGGTGGAGATTATGCTCCTGGCTGGCGACGAGACTACAACACGAAAAATCAGCAGCCTGCATTTGCTTTAGGGCAAACAGGAAGCACTGTCGGAAATGATAAAGCTGTTGGCTGGAACTGGAATAGCGGGGTCTATAACGCAAACATTGCTGGTGCATCGACATTAATCCTCCACTTTAATATGAATGCGGGGAGTTGCCCTGCTGTACAGTTCCGCGTGAATTATAAGAACGGCGGTATTTATTATCGTTCAGCGCGTGATGGTTATGGATTTGAGGCTGACTGGTCTGAGTTTTACACCACAACCCGCAAACCCTCGGCGGGAGATGTTGGTGCATACACGCAGGCAGAATGTAACTCAAGGTTTATTACAGGTATTCGCCTTGGCGGTCTGTCATCTGTTCAGACATGGAATGGCCCCGGCTGGTCTGACAGGTCAGGTTATGTCGTTACGGGTTCAGTTAATGGGAACCGTGATGAATTAATTGATATAACACAGGCAAGGCCAATTCAGTATTGCATTAATGGAACGTGGTATAACGCGGGGAGTATTTAATTATGATGCACTTAAAAAATATTACTGCTGGCAACCCTAAAACAAAAGAGCAATACCAGCTAACAAAGCAATTTAACATCAAATGGCTTTATACAGAGGATGGGAAAAACTGGTATGAGGAACAAAAGAACTTTCAGCCTGATACGTTGAAAATGGTCTATGACCACAACGACGTTATTATTTGTATTGAAAAGGATGTTTCAGCAATTAATCCAGAAGGCGCAAGCGTCGTTGAGGTTCCTGATATTACAGCAAATCGCCGGGCTGATATTTCGGGTAAATGGATGTTCAAAGATGGCGTAGTGATAAAGCGAACTTATACCGAGGAGGAACAGAGGCAGCAGGCAGAGAATGAAAAGCAAAGCCTGTTGCAACTTGTCAGGGATAAAACCCAGCTATGGGACTCACAGCTACGGCTGGGTATCATTTCCAACGAGAATAAACAAAAATTAACCGAGTGGATGCTCTATGCGCAGAATGTCGAATCCACAGACATCTCCAGCCTGCCAGTAACGTTTCCAGAACAACCAGAATGAAACAAGGCCCGCTATCGGGCCTTAATTTTTATTCAGGCTTTTGTGGCCATTCAGGATTTGCCGTATCCACACGGCTGACCAGAACACTGTAGCGTTCCCATGCTTCCAGTCGTGTGCGTTCCTCGTCTGTTGCCATATTCATCCTGACAGCGCGTTCCAGCTGCTGGATGACTGATTCAGCTTCGGAAAGCAATGCGGCCTTTTGTGATTCGGCTTGTTGTTGCTGTTCGTCTGCCGTATAAATCCGTTTAACTACAGCTCCATCCTTAAACATCCACTTTCCTGAATCATCAGCGCGGCGGTTGGCTGTTATATCGGGAACCTCAACGACGCTAAAACCTTCAGGGTTAAGTGTGGAGGCATCTTTAGTGATGGCGACAATAATATTATTTGCATCGTAAACAATCTTTATTGTGTCTGGCTGAAAGTTTTTCACTTCCTCATACCAGTTTTTTCCGTCCTCAGTGTAAAGCCAGATAACTCCGTGTTTCTTTGTTAACTCATACTGTTCCAGTGTTTTAGCGTTACCCGCTTTTATGTTCTTTAAGTGCATCATATTAAACGCTCGCTACATTATACCAGGTGCCATTTATATACTTTTGAACGGGTCTGTAATAAACGCCCGCTATATTATCGGCAGAGTTGGACCCTGTATCCTGAACATTAATACCAGACAATACATGACCTGAAGGGCACTGGAAATTCCATGTTTGCCAGTTGTTCACTCCATAATATTGCTGTGAACCAAGTCGAACATCGTGCACGCCGATTTGTCTGAGGTAAGATGATAACCATCCTCCCCATGCAGTACCATTAATGTCACCATTCGATGCCAAAGTCGCTCCACCGGCAATTACCGGACCTGGCGAGAAAAATGATTTGTCGTTCGGGTTAAACTGCCATAAGGCTCCATTGCCGTTATCGCCACACACATGAATACATGGTACCGGGAATCCCTGCTGTTCAGTCAGCAAATAACCAAAGCTGACCGCGCCGGGATAGCCCTGTCCATTGCGAATGGACAAGCCCTTAACTATCGGCACGTAATGACCACCAGGAGTGGGATTCCAGGCAAACTGCGTCTGAACAAAAGGCGCGGTGGCATTATTTAACTGGTCTGCAAATGCGCCACTTCCATCAGGAATTATTCCCTGATGAATATATGCAACCCGCTTATAAAAATCAGCAGATGCGGGTTGAAGCCCAAATGCCAGTTGTCCATTTGAATAGAATAAAAGGACACCGTCGCCGCCCTGTTTAATACCAGTGTCGTTATCTCCGAGAGTAATGGAATTACCGCCCAGTGCGTTATCTGTACCAAGCGCCAGCCCACCATCAATTTTGGCCCCGTGGCTGACAGATATAGCACCTGTTCTCAGATTTATAGCGAATGGCCTTAATGGGCCGATATCACCGTTTTCGCCTTGTCCTTCAGCCGTCGGAATGAAATGAAGAAAATCTTCTGAACGACGGAAAATAAGACCGAAGGCATCATTGAAAATTCGCAGCGCATTCATCGTGCCAATTTTCAGTTCTCCGGTCATTTTATCGCCGGAACGCTGAACGGCGTTACCAGCCCTGTTTACCGTTTCCTGTAAACCGAGGTTTT